TAGAGGTCCTGAAATTGTCCAGAAAGTAATAGATATGGCAATGGAAGGAGACAGAACTTGCTTGAAGATGTGTATGGACAGAATATTGCCTACAACTAAAGCAGTAGAATTCAAGAGTGGTAATGATAAGGGTAATGTTGTCATTAACATCGGTGGCTTAGAAAATAAAGTAATAGAAGCCACACAAGAGAAAGAATTAGAGTATGACGAGGGAGTAGAAATTGAAGATGCCCAAGTCGAGAATAAAATAAAAGAGATAAGTAATGGCTAAAGAACTGGATGTTCAACTTCATCCAGCACAGCTAGAAATCTTTAACTCAGAGGCACGATTTAAAGTAGTGTCTGCTGGAAGAAGATTCGGTAAGTCTAGATTAGCTGCCTGGATGTTAATCATTAAGGCACTACAATCAGACAAGAAGGATGTCTTCTATATCGGTCCTACCTTTCAACAAGCCAAAGATATTATGTGGCATATGCTGAAAGAGTTGCTGCACGGCACAGACCTGATAGAACAGACACACGAGAATACTGCTACTATGACTTTAGTCAATGGCAGAAAAATCAGTCTCAAGGGGTCAGATAGACCCGACACACTACGAGGAGTGGGACTGGCATATGTAGTTCTAGATGAGTATGCTTCTATGAAGGTAGAAGTATGGGAACAAATCATCAGACCTACACTGGCAGATGTTAAAGGTGGGGCGTTATTCATCGGTACTCCTGCAGGTAAGAATCATTTCTATGACCTGTGGCAGGAAGCAGATGACCCTAAGAATGAAGATTGGGAGGCATTCCAGTTCAATTCTACAGATAATCCTTTAATTGACCCAGAAGAGATAAAAGTTGCCAGAGAGACTATGTCGACTCAGGCATTCAGACAAGAATTTGAAGCTTCTTTCGTCTCATTCACTGGTGGTATATTTAAGAATGACTGGATTAAATATGATGATGAAGAACCTGAAGAAGGTAATTATGTCATAGCAGTCGACCCAGCAGGTTTTGAGAATGTAGAGAAGGAAAGAGGATTAAAAGGTTCTAAACTAGATGAAACAGCTATTGCAATCGTTAAAATTGATGGTGACCACTGGTGGGTCAAGAATATCCTCCACGGTAGATGGTCTATCAAAGAAACTGCAAGAAAGATTCTCACAGCTGCTATCGAAAATGAAGCAACTACTGTCGGAATTGAAGCAGGGTCGTTAAAGAACGCTATACTACCTTACCTAGAAGACCAGATGAGAGTAGACGGTCGCTGGGTGACAATTACAGATGTAACCCACGGTGGTAAGAAGAAAGCAGATAGAATTACTTGGGCTCTACAGGGAAGACTAGAACACGGTAAGATAACATTTAACCCAGATAAGTCGTATATAGACGATTTAGAGACACAACTAATAGAGTTCCCTACTAGAGGCACTCACGATGATATTATAGATGCGTTGGCATATATCGACCAGGTAAGTGTAGCAGACTTTATGCACACTATAGAACTTGAGGAAGATTGGCAACCAATGGATGAAATGGCAGGATATTAACTTATGGCACAAGAAGAAAACGACTACCAAGCATTATCTAACTGGTTGATGACCAGACTAGACGATTGGCGTGATTTCAGAGATACTAATTATCTTGCTGATTGGGATGCCTATTATCGTACTTGGAGAGGTTTCTGGCAACCAGAGGATATGGTACGTTCTTCTGAGAAGTCTAGAATTATTACACCAGCTCTACAACAAGCAGTAGAAGCTTCAGTAGCTGAATTAGAAGAAGCTACATTCGGTAGAGGTAAGTGGTTCGACATTAAAGATGATATGTTGGACAACGATAAGAGAGATGTAGAATATGTCCGTAATTTACTACAAGAAGATTTAGAAGACACTGGTTGTAAAGATGCTATCTGTGAGACATTCTTAAATGGTGCTATCTATGGTACTGGTATCGCTAAGATAATTGTAGAACAGACTAGTAAATTCAGACCTGTCTCAGTACCTGTAGAGGGTACTATGACTTCTGTGAGACAGATTGAGGAGTATGCTTCTATAGATGTCAAACTAGAAGCAGTATCTCCTAAAGAGTTCTTAATTGACCCAGCAGCGAATACAATCAATGAAGCACTAGGTGTCGCCCACGAAGTATATAAACCTCGTTATATCTTAAATGAAGGCATCGCTAATGGTGTCTATAGGAATGTAACTGTCCCTGCAGATGTAGATGAAGTAGACTTCGGTTATGACCCAGAGATTATGCAAGATGCTGGTGACCAGATAAAGATTACAGAGTATTGGGGTAAAATACCTGCTAAATACTTAAATAAAGACGAAACAGAAGATGATTTCGAGTACGATGAAGATGAGTTAGTAGAAGCAGTAGTTACTATCGCTAATGACGCTTATGTTCTAAGAGCAGAAGAGAATCCTTTTATGATGGTAGATAGACCTTTCGTCTCTTACCAACACGATATCGTACCTAATAAGTTCTGGGTAGAGGAGTATGTGAGAAAGGTTTTAACTCACAGAAAGCACTAGATGCTGAGATGAGAGCTAGAATTGATTCTTTGGCACTAACTACTACACCTATGGTAGCTGCAGATGCTACAAGATTACCTAGAGGTATCAAGTTAGAAGTTAGACCTGGTAAGACTATCCTTACTAATGGTGACCCTAAACAAGCTATTATGCCTCTTAATTTAGGTTCTACTGACCCTAATACGATGCAACAAATTAACCTTCTGCAATCTATGATTCAGATGGGTACTGGAGCTGCGGATGTCTCTAATGTACCAGACAGAGCAACTTCTGCTGGTATGTCGATGATGCAATCAGCATCAATTAAGAGACAGAAACGCACACTAATGAATTTCCAGAATACTTTCCTAGTACCTATGATTAATAAGGCACTATGGAGAAAGATACAATTTGATGTCGAGAGATATCCAGTTGTAGATTATCAGTTTATTCCATACTCTACTATGGGTATTATGGCTAAAGAATTAGAGATGCAACAGATGGTCTCTATGATGCAGTCAGTTCCGAAAGACTCTCCTGCTTTCAACATCCTCCTGTTAGCAATCTTTCAGAATTCTAGTATCCATAATAGGGACCAAATTGTTAATGCTCTTCTACAAGGTTTACAGCCTAATCCTGAACAGCAACAAATGCAAATGGTAGCTGCTCAGTTACAAATGGAGCAAGCTAAAGCTGATATACAGAAGACACTAGCTGAAGCACAAGAAGAGATGACTAAAGCTCAGAAGAATGCAGCAGAAGCTGGAATGAAACAGCCTAATGAAATAGATATACAAGAAAGATTAGTTAAGTTACAAAAAGAATTAGCTAACATCGAGAAGATGAGAGTTGAAGCAGAGAATACCCAAGCAGAGACCTTGAGAAATATTCCAGAGATTCAGCACTTACAATCGGAGACAGCTTTAAATTATGCTAACGCAAGAAGACAAACAGTTTTACCACAATAGAATAAATCTAATAGAACAAGATGGTTGGAGAGAGCTAGTAGAAGAACTAAAAACTCTCGAGCAACTAACTAATAATTTAGATTCAGTGGAAAGTGAAAAAGACCTTTGGTTCGCTAGGGGTCAGTTGTCGATTCTAAGACAGATGATTGGATTAGAAGATACAACTAAAGCAGCGGCAGAAGAACTAGACATCTAGCTCTGCCATTTTATAAACTTCATAACCCTAAGGGGCGGAGAACAATATGAGTATAGTAGTAGACGCAGAACAAGAGACTGCTTCAGAAATTGAAGCAACAATCGAACCAACAACAAACGACGCAGTTGAAACCTTTGAGGCAGCTGAGGAACTAGACACAGACACAATAGAAACAGAAACAGAAACAGAAGTTGAATCCTCCGTGGCTGAATCAAGCGTACCTGATAAGTTTGCTGGTAAGGATGTTTCAGAAATTATAGAGAGTTATCAGAATCTCGAAAAAGAATTGGGTCGTAAGGCTCAAGAAGTTGGAGAGCTAAGAAAACTTTCGGATAGTTTCCTTCAAGCTGAATTAAGTCGTAATAGTCAAGCACAATCTACACCAAAAGAAACTCAGGAAGAACCTACAGATTTCTTTGATGACCCTAATGCAGCGGTCAATAAAGCAATCGAGAACCATCCTAAGTTTCAAGAGTTTCAGCGTTTTCAAGCACAGCAGGCACAGACTGCAGCTAAGACACAACTGGAAGCAACACACCCTGATTATGCAGATATAGTATCTAATAGTGATTTTCAGGAGTGGGTTCAAGGAAGTAAGATTCGTCAGCAACTTTTCCAAGCAGCTGATGCTTATAACTTTGATGCAGCTAACGAATTAATCTCTAACTGGAAAGATAGAGCAATGATTAATAAGACGCAAGAAGTTAATCAAGCAGAAGAAGCAAAAAGAAAAGGAGCATTGAAGGCTGGTAAAGCTGAATCAAGAGCTTCTTCAGGTTCAACAAGTGGGAAGAAAACCTACAAAAGGTCTGATTTAATCAGGCTTAAGATGACAGACCCTCTTAAGTATGAATCTATGGCAGACGATATTTATGCCGCTTATGCTGAAGGGAGGGTTAAATAATACTATAATCATTTTAAGGAGTAAAATAAAATGGCTACTATGAATGTCGGCACTTATAATGCCTCGACTAACCCTGGTGTCGTTTCTAATTTCGTTCCTGAGTTGTGGTCCGATGAGGTTATTGCTACATATAAAGCTAACCTTGTTGTTGCTAACCTAGTAACTAACTTAAACCACCAAGGAAAGAAAGGTGATACGATTAATATCCCTAAACCAAATCGTAACGCTGCGAATGCTAAAGTTGCAAACACAGATGTAACAGCAATCACAGATAACGCTGGAACAGATTCTATCGTTATCGATAAGCATTATGAATGGTCAATGTATATTGAAGATATTGCAGAGATGCAAGCTCTCAATTCAATGCGTAAGTTCTACACTGATGACGCTGGTTATGCACTAGCTAAGCAAGTAGACTCTTCAATCATTACTGAGCTAGATGGTGCTTCTGCACTTACTGGTGGTAACACAGTTATTACTTCTGTTACTGACTGGGATGTATCTATCTTAGGTGCTATCGAAACACTTAACGATGCAGATGTTCCTGTTAATGATAGAGTTTTAGTTGTAACTCCATCATGTATGACAGCTCTAATGTCAGAGCCTAGATTCACTGAGCAACAGTTCCTAGGTGATGGTAACGCAATTAAGACTGGTCGTATCGGTCAAATCTATGGTATCCCTGTTTACATGTCTACACAGGTTGGTACTGGTTCTACCGAGAAGGCTTTCTTGTTCCAGAAGGATGCACTTGTACTAGCTACACAGCAATCAGTTAGAACTCAAACTCAATACAAGCAAGAGAAACTAGCTGACCTATTCACTGCTGATACAGTGTATGGCGTTAAGACTTTACGCCCTGGTTCAATTCAAGAAATGACTTCTTAATTTAACCACAGAGCCTCATCTTCGGATGGGGCTTTCTATTAAGTTAAGGAGGAAACAATGGCTAAGGCAAAGAAACTAACTAAGAAGCAAAGACTAGCACTGGCTGTTAAGGCTATGCGTAGAAGAATATATAATCCATAGGAACAGATTATGAGTATAGATAGAGGATACGGAATTGCTACATCAGCTGTCATTGCAGATAGTTATGATTTAGATGCTCTAATTGCAGATACTGAAGCAGCTAAGGTAGCAGCTCAAGCAGCACAGACAGCAGCTGAGACAGCTCAA